TCCTAAATCTTTTTGAACGTTACGATCGTAACATCATTGTGAAATCTCGACAGTTAGGTATTACTACCCTAGCTGCCGCTTATTCATTGTGGATCCTTATCTTCCAAAAAGACAAAAAGGTTGTAAGTCTTGCCCCAACTCAAGAAAAAGCTCGTTTTATTGTCGATAAGGTTGCTTTTGCATACGATAATCTTCCCTCGTGGTTAAAGGTTCCGACCGTAGAAAAGAATAAATTAAGTATCACGCTTAGTAATGGTTCTAGCATTAGAGCTGCATCGGGAGCCTCAGATAGTGCTAGGGGTCTCACAGCCCATTTATTGATCCTCGATGAGGCGGCATTTATCGATAATGCCTCAGAACTTTGGGGGTCTGCACAACAGACATTGACTGCGACCAATGGTAAAGCTATTGTTCTTTCTACACCAAATGGCGTAGGTAACTGGTTCAATAAAATGTATGTTGCTGCAGAAAATGGAGAGAATGATTTTACTCCTATCAAGCTACCATGGGCAGTACACCCAAAAAGGGATCAAGCTTGGAGAGATACTCAGACTAAGGAGCTCGGTGATAAATTAGCTAAACAGGAGTGTGATGGTGAATTTTCAACATCAGGTGACACTGTTGTTGACCCGGATACAATAAAATATTACGAAGAAAATATGGTTCAAATGCCTGTAGACCGTGTTGGGCCTCTTCAAGATTTATGGATATGGAAATATGTAGATTACACGCGTCAATATGCGGTTATTGCGGATATTGCGCGCGGTGATGGTAAAGACTATTCAACCTTCCATGTGATGGATATAGAGGCCAATGAACAGGTAGCTGAATATCGTGGTCAAATAGACACTAAAGAATTTCCAAAAATGTTAATGGGTATCTCTTATCAATACAATGAAGCTATGCTCATTATAGAAAGAGAATCTGTTGGTTGGGGCGTTGTTAAAGATGTAGTTGAAGCGCAATATCGCAATCTTTATTATTCTCCTAAAGGAGAAATGGTTATGGATGCCGAAACTTATCTTAGTAGAAACTATGATAATGATCCTAGCAAAATGACCCCCGGGTTTTCTACAAATGTGAGCAATAGAAGTCTTATTGTCAATGGATTAGCAACCGCAATGAGATACAAAGATATTATTATTAGATCCAAAAGATTTACCGATGAATGCCGTACATTTATCTGGGGCACAGGAAATAAACCCCAGGCTCAATCCGGGTTCAATGATGATCTTTTTATCCCAATGGGAATCTATGTATTTTTAAGAGATACGGTTCTTCGATTTAGAAAAGATAGTCAACAACTATCTATGTCGGCACTAAATAGTATTACAATGACAAGAGGAGCAACTTCGGGATTTTATCCCGGAGGCATGTCTCCCGAAAAGACATGGAGAATGGATGTTAATGGAAAAAGCGAAGATATCTCTTGGTTAATTAATTAAAATATTTATATACATGCAAGATAGAAGTTTACCAGCCAGACTTAAAAGATTGTTCTCGACAGATGTCGTTATTAGAAGTACGAGTGCAGGACAATTAAAAGTAGCTGACGTTGATAATATAATGGCGTTTGGGACTGCCCAAACCAATTCATTAGTAGATAGATTTACACGCCTCCACAAAGCTGGACACCAGGCTAGGTATAATCCTAATATGAACTATCAAACTCTCAGGATCCAGCTTTATTCTGATTATGAAGCAATGGATACTGATGGCATTATTAGTTCAGTGTTGGATATTATCGCGGATGAATGTACTTTAAAAGGAGAAACCGGAGAAATCTTAGGCATCAGAAGTTCAAATGAAAATATCCAGAAAATTCTTTACAATCTTTTTTACGATGTTTTAAATATAGAATTTAATCTACCTATGTGGATTAGATCTATGTGTAAATATGGGGACGCATATCTGAAGCTCAGTTTATCTGAAAAATATGGTATATTCAATGTTAAACCTCTTTCCGTTTATGACATTATCCGAGAAGAAGGAATTGATATTGAAAACCCAAATTATATATGTTTCCGTGTAGACCCTATGGCTCTTGCTGGAGGTAATCCGGCAATGTACGATAAAGAAAAATATGAGAATTATGAAATTGCGCACTTTCGTTTAAATGGTGATACAAATTTTCTTCCTTACGGTCGTAGTTTTATTGAACCAGCTCGTAAATTGTTTAAACAACTTACTTTGATGGAAGATGCCTTTTTGATACATCGGATTATGAGATCTCCAGAAAAGCGTATTTTCTATATTAATGTGGGTAATATTCCCCCAAATGAAGTTGATAATTTTGTCCAAAAGACAATCAACAACATGAAGAAAACACCGTATATTGATCCTCAGACAGGTGATTATAACTTGAAGTTCAATATGCAGAATATGACCGAGGATTTCTTTATTCCTATTCGTGGAAACGATCAGACAACTCGTATTGATACGGCCAAAGGGCTTGAGTATACCGGGATGGATGACGTTTTATATCTTCAGAATAAGATGTTGGCAGCTCTTAAAGTTCCTAAAGCATTTCTTAACTATTCTGATGAATTAAATGGAAAATGTCTTCACCCGGATACAAAAATACCTCTTTTAACTGGGGAAGAAAAAACCATAAAAGAAATAGCTGATCTTTTTGAAAGCCAAGAAGATCCTAATCTGTGGGTGTATTCATATGACAAAGAAACAAACAGCGTTATCCCAGGTAAAGTCGTTTTAGCTAAAAAAACTCGGTTAGATGCTAAACTAGTTAAAGTAAACCTTGATAATGGAGAATATATTATATCTACACCGGATCACAATTTTATTCTTAGAGGCGGTGAGAAGATACAAGCTCAATATTTAAAAGAAGGAGATTCTTTACAGGCTATTTACAGAGAAAATAGAAAAATAAGGAATCAGCAGAATACATATGAGCATGTTTATCAACCAAACAGTGGAAAATGGCAACCGACTCATAAAATGGTAGATTTGTATATGAACGGGATTATTGAAAATAATGGATATAATTCTGAGGGGGTATTTGACAGGAATAATATGCTCGTTGTTCATCATAAAGATTTCAATCGCTATAATAATCATCCAGATAATTTACAAAGATGTACTTTCAGAGAACATTCCGACATTCATATTAAAGCCGCAGAAAAAGGAATATGGACTGAAAATGCTAAGAAAAAAGCAAAAGAAACAAAAAATACAGAAGAATATAGGATAAAAGCTAGTAAAATTGGAAAGGGTGTAATGGAGAAAAGATGTGAAAAAGATCCATATTCCAAATATTATGTTAGAGATGCTTGGAGAGCAATGACTTTTGAACAGAGATCTGAATTAGTAAGAAATCGGATGACAGAAAAAACAAAAGAAAAACTCAGAGAAAGTGGTAAAAAAACTTATAGCATCCACGGAGAAAATCTTCAAAAAGCATACAAAGAGAAATTTAAAGGTCAAAGACCTGATTTGTGGAGAGAAAATAATGTTAAATGGGTTAATAGGCCGGAAATCGGATCTATCATATCATTCATAGAAAACTATAAAGGTGATATTAAAGATATCAACCAACCTAAAAAATTAGCAAAAATGATGGGGTATTCTTTGCATGTATTTGAAGATGCCATAAGAACCTCCGGTTGGGATATAGAAGAGTTTTTTAATGAATATACTGGATTTGTTAAAGGTCGCCATAAATATATTAGAAGAGAATATTTAATTGAACTTCTTTCAGGATGTGATAGTGTATCTGATTTTGTTAAAAAATATAAAATTGGTCGAAAAGCTATTAAATTATTTAAAAATATATTAGGAGAATCTTTATCAAACTACACAAATAAAACATATAATCACAAAGTTGTAAGTGTAGAATTTTTAGATTATACTTCAGATACGTATAATATGGAAGTATATGATAAGAATCAAAACCACAACTTTTTGACTTCAGCTGGGGTTGTAGTAAAAAATTCTACGATATCCGCACTTGACGTTAGCTTTAGTAGAACTATCGAAAGAATCCAAAAAATTATTGTGAGCGAGCTTACAAAAATTGCTATGATCCATCTTTATATTCAAGGGTATGAGGATGCCGATTTAGTGAATTTTGAACTTAACATGCACAATCCATCAATTATTTATGAACAAGAGAAGATAGCGTTGTTGAAGGAAAAAGTGGATTTGGCAGGTCAAATCATGGAAAAGAAACTTATGTCTAGTGACTGGATATATGACAAAGTATTTGAAATGAGCGATGACTCGTTTAATGCTCAAAGAGACCTGATTGTGGAAGATGCGAAGAGAGCATTCAGACTGAATCAGATTGAGACTGAAGGTAATGACCCGGTTGTTACCGGTGAATCTTATGGTACCCCACATGATCTGGCATCACTTTATGGACAGACAAGATATGCCAAACCGGATGTTCCGGATGGATATGATGAAACTCAGCCAGTGGGTCGTCCTAAAGAAAAATCTTCGATAATTGGCACAGATGATAGTGCATTTGGCAGAGATCCTTTAGGTAAAAAAGGTGCTATGGAACCATATAAAGCCGAAAATCCAAGACAGAATCAGAAGATTAGTGCGATAGCTTTAGAAAATCAAAGACAATTATTCCTGAATAAATCGATGTTGGAAAACATGCCTTATGGTCAAAAACCCGGGAAAAAAGTATTATTATTTGAAAACCAAAAAGAAGAACAAATTAATCTCTTAGATGAATCAAATATCAAGGATTTGGGTTAATAATTGATATTTATAATGAGATACTCTCTAATTATGAAAATTAAACATAATAAAATTAAAAACACCGGATTGCTATTTGAACTTCTTGTAAGACAGATAGCGTCCGATGTTCTGGATAATATTGATTCTAAAGCAGTTAGTATTATTCAGAAATATTTCGGTAATACTGAATTATCGAAAGAATTTCTTATTTATAAAACACTTTCTTCAACTAAGGATCTCACAGAAAGTAAGGCCGATATTCTGATTTCCACCTCATTGGATAGTTTCAAGAAGTTGAACCAGGGGAAACTTCGTAAAGAGAAGTATAATTTGATATCAGATATCCAGGAGAATTTCAACCTTGACGATTTCTTTAAAGCAAAGATTGATAACTATAAGGCTTTGGCCTCAATCTATATCCTATTGGAATCAGTAAAAGCCAAAGGCCACGTGAATCCAGAATCGATAGTTAAGATGAAGTTCACAATTTTAGAAAATTTAACCAAGAGCAAGGAAATTATCCAGGAAAAAGATGCATTTCTAGAAGAATTTAAGAATAGTGATAAGGATATACGGACTATTGCTTTTAAATTGGCAGTAGACAAATTTAATGAGAAGTATCAATCTAATATTAATCCTCGACAAAAAGAGTTAATAAGAGAATATATCAATAATGTAACCACCACCACCCGTTTGAAAGATTATGTTAATACAAATCTGAATTTGGTCAAAAAAGAATTAAATTCTTTGGTGGAAAAAATTGACGATAAGACAACTCAAATCAAGGTTCGCCAGATCACTGAGATTATATCGGACATTCCTAAAACAAGAAATGTAACCGACGAAGATATCTTAAATCTCTTTAATTATTATCAGTTAGTCGAAGAGATTACAAAAATAACTAACAATGACTAAAAAATCCTTGAAAGCTCTTATTAAAGAGATTTTGAAACAATACCTTGAAGAAATGTCTGCGACGGGAACTGGGGCTAGTTTTACCCCTGGAACCGGAGAACAATATGCTACTAAATATGCATTTGGGAAAAAGGGACAAAAGTCTAATAGGGGTACAAAAGTCGCAGAAAAACAAGGATATAAAAAAGTACCTGATA